CGACGCTGACGCAGCGCGGGCAGTTCGTGTCTTCGGGCGGGCCGGGGTTGTAGAGGTCGATCGCGACCGCCCGCGCGACTTCGGGGATCGTGCGCTGCGCGAGCACCGCGAAGTCGGGCGCGAGGATCGGCCGGGGCGTGAGCAGCGTCAGCAGCGCCGACAGCCTCGAGAGGTAGGCGTCGGTCGTCTCGGCGTCTTGCCCGCCCGTGGTGGGGCTGTCGAGCGTGACGGTGTCGACGAAGTTGAGCGCGTCGACGACGGTGACGTCCCCGGTGATGCCGCTCGCTTCGGCCCCGGCGATCAGCGCGCGGCAGGCGACGCCGCTGACGCTCGTCGAGCCTGACGGGATCGTCGTGTCGTTGACGACGGCATACCCATACGACGTCGCTGACGCGGCCGGGGTGACAGCGATCACCGTCCCCGCGTCGATCTGGTAGCCGCCCGCGTCGCGGGCGGTGAACGTGACGAGCGCTGTCGCCTGCGTCGCCGGGTACGGCGGCAGGCCCATGATCGACTCGCCGTAGTACGCGAAGATCGACTCGGGCACGAGCGCGACGAGCGAGCGCAACTCCCCGGCGATCTGCGCGAGCGACTCGATCAGCCACGCCTCGAGGTTGCCGGGTGACGGGAGCCAGCCGGGGACTTGCGTCTCGAGGTAGTCGAACGCTTCGGCGGCGAGATCGGTCGGCTCTGTCTCGACGGGGACGGGTATGTACGACGACATGCGCTTATGCCTCCGTGCGGACGTTGACGTTGACGCCGACGCGCGAGATCAACTCGTCGAGCGTGTCGGGGTGCTCGTCGAGCACGACCCCGGCCCGCTCTTCCCACGTGTCGATCGCGTCGCGAAGCTCGTCGAGCGACGGGGCGGGCATCGCGAAGGTCGGGTCGGGGATGCCGAAGGCGGGAAGCTCGACGCGGAACCCGATCGGGCAGACGAGGATCGAGTAGACGCAGTCTGCGATCTCGTCGAGCGAGTCTTGCTCGCTGACGGCTGCTTGCGGGTTCGAGAAGCGGAACGGCTGCGCGAAGTGCGGGACGTCTGCCATCTCAGCCCGCCTTGAGGTCGGCGTAGGTCGGGGTCAGCGGCATCGCTCGAGCGAACGCGGCCCCGGGCCATGCGCCCGACGCCTTCGGCCCCCAGAGGCGACGCGAGTCGAGGTCGAGGTAGATCGTCCCGTCGACGCCGACACCGGCTGTCGGCGCTCCGTGGCCGCTCATGAACGTCGACGCCCCGGACGGGCCTTGGATGCCCTGCGGCCCCTGCGGGCCGGTCGCCCCGGTGTCGCCCTTCGGCCCCTGCGCCCCGGTTGCGCCGGTCGGCCCCTGCGCCCCGGTCGCGCCCTGCGGCCCCTGCGCGCCCGTCGCGCCCGGATCGCCCTTCGGCCCCTGCGGGCCGGTCGGCCCCGGGTCGCCCTGCGGCCCCTGCGGGCCTGTCGCGCCAGGGTCGCCCTGATCGCCTTGCGGCCCCTGCGCGCCCGGTGCGCCTGTCGCGCCCGTCGAGCCTTGCGGCCCTGGCGGGCCGGTCGCGCCCGGGTCGCCCTGCGGCCCTTCTGGGCCGGGTGGCCCTTCGGGGCCGGGTGGCCCCGGCTCGCCCTCTGCGTAGACGGGCGCTGTCGTCAGCGCCCACGGGGTGCGGTCGTCTTCGGTGATGACGAGCAGGCAGTCGTCGCCCTGCGCGGGCAGCCCGTTCGACGGCACCCACGCGCACGGCCCCCACTGCTGACGCTTGCCGTCGAACGCCTGCACGACGACGTAGAGGTCGTCGTCGATCGACGCGGGCGAGTTCGCGATCACGCCGCGCACCGCCGAGACGGGCGGCTTCGTGCTCGCGTCTGCGAAGAGTTGATCGAGTTCCCTCATGTCCCCGGCCAGTGGCGCGGCGTGAAGCCGTCCTTGGTGTGCATCCGCGACTGGAAGGCAGGCCCGCCCGTCCCGGTCGCGCTTCCCCAGTCCCCGGTGCCGAAGTGCTGGCCGCCCTTCGACGTCTTGAACTCCATCCAGACGTGGATCGAGTTCGCCCAGACGGTGAGGCCGTTGCCCTCACCCGGCTCGCCCCAGCGTGCGGCCATCGTGCCCGACACGTCGGCAGGCCCGCCGAGCGTGTAGCCCATCCCTGCGGCGGCGAGGATCGCGCACGTCGAGCCTGAGCAGTCGAAGCCGATGCCGGGGTCTTTCCCGGTGCCCCGGTCGGGTGTGCCGCAGTGCGCGTGCCCGCCGCCCCAGACGTACGGGTAGCGCTTCGCGTTCATCGCCTGCGCCGCCGCGTACGCGCTCGCGACGTCGCCGCTCACTTCGCCGCCGGTGCCCGCGTCGAGCGCGTCGAACGCTGACGCGCCCCCGGCGCTCGTCGTCGTCACGGTCGTCGTCTCCGCAGCCGGTTCGGGAAGCGGCTGCGTCGCCCGCTTGAGCGTCACCGTCGCGGCTGCGTCGAAGATGCCGCGCGTCAGATCGGAGACGAGCCAGCGGCCGTTCGCGGGGCCGACGCCCTCGAGCACGACGACCGACCCGGGCGGCAGACCGTGTCGCGTGACGCGCGCCGTGACGGTCGCGTCGCTCGTCGCCTTGCCGTTGTCGACGTCGAAGTCGATCGAGTCGACCCCGGTGTCGAACTCGCTGAGCGTCGCGCGCGGCTTCTGCTTGAGCAGCGTCGCCTCGCTGACGAAGTAGCACGTCCCGTCGCTCATAAAGCACGCCCACTGCACTTCGCTCGCGAGGCGCTGCAAGCACGTCCACGAGTCTTCCTTCGTGCCGTCGGTGCCGCCGCGCTGGAACTGGAACGGGAGCTTCTTGATCTGCGTCGCGTCGAGCGTGCCCCCTGGAGCTCCACCCGTGTAGGAGCCGATGAACGCTTGCGCTTCTGCGTGCGCCTGGTCGTAGCGCGTCGGGTACGCCGAGCCTTGCACGCCTTGCGCGATCTGCCCCGACGTCCACGACGGGTACTTCGCTGCGAGCGTGATCGCGCCGCCCCTGCCGGTGAAGCCCCGGGTCAGGAAGGCGTTGCAGCACTGCTCGACGTCGCGGTTGTTGATCCCCATCGGCCCCGCTGTCGAGTCGCGCACTTGCAAGATGCCGCGCGAGTCGGCGTCGCCGCCCGGGAGGTTCTGCACGTTCGACTCGACGATCACGGCTTCCATGAGCGCGAGCATGGCGCGCGGCGACGCGCTGAGCGAGTTCGCGACGTCGAGCACCCGTTCGGCGTTCGCGATCTGCGTCGACGTCGCCTTCGAGCCTCTGATCGTCAAGCTCGCGCTCTTCGCGAGGCCGGGGCTGACCGTCGCGGTGCGCTTCGCCGGGGTGAGCTTGTCGGTCGACGTCGCGATCTTCTGCTTCGCGTGCAGGTCGGGGCAGTAGAACGGGATGCCGCCGCCCGTCTTGATCTCGCGCACGAGCGACAGCGCGAACTCGGCGCGGGTCATCTTCGAGCGTGCCGCCTTGCGCGGGGTCGTCACCTTGCGCAGCAGCGACACGGCTCGATCCTCGAACGTGAGCGTGAGCGAGTCGCCCGACTTCGACACCTTCACGAGCCGCCACCAGAGGCCGTCGAGCTTGACGTCGATCTGCTTCGTGAACAGGTCGGAGTCGGTCAGCGCCCGGTCGGTGTCGTCGAGCGTGATCGTCAGGCTCGACGCGCCGGTCATGGTGTGCTCGATCGTGCCCCCGGTGACGCGCTGGTCGACGCGGGTGCCGTCGTGCGCGCGCTTCGTCCCCGTGAACTGCAAGACGAGCGCGCCGACGTCGACGTCGCTGCTCTTGTGCGGCGCGAGCGCGAGGCTGCTCACGGCAGTCTGAGCACCTGCCCGAACTTGATCGCGCGCGGGTCGCGTAGCCCGTTGAGTTGCGCGATCTCGACCCAGCGGTCGGCGTCGCCAAGCTCGCGCGCCGCGATCGAGAGCAGATCGTCGCCGTCCCCGAACGTCGTCGACGCGGCCGCGCGCCCGCTCTTGTGCGCGACCTTCGCGCGCCCCTTCGACGCGACGACGCGCTTGTTCGCGGCCCCGCCCTTCGTCTTGCCGCTCTTCGCCTTCGCGCGCTGACGCTTCGCGGGCGACTTCTCGCGTACGCGCACGTCTGCGATCCACTCGAGCAGCGCGATCGTCACCTGCTGGCGGGTGCGGTTGCCGTCGGCGTTCATCTCGGCGTCGCCCCACGTGAGCGAGTCGATCACCCAGGCCGTCTGCTGGTGCGGCACTGCACCGCCCCGGGCGACGAAGCGAACCCGGGGCGGCGACCCGTCGCTCGCTGTCGGCGTCGCGAGACGCTCGAGCGCGGCGATCTGACGCTCGACGGACTGCCCGCTGCGGAAGCCGTCGAAGAGGATCGGCAGCGACAGGCGCAGCGACGGCGAGCCGACCCAGACCGAGAGCGGGCGGCGTCGCGGCCGTGTCACTTCGGCCCAGCCGCCGTACCCGGCGTCGACGTTCGGCCGGTCGCCGCTCAAGCGCGCCTGCAAGGTGACGGGCGGGTCGGTCGATCTGATCTGCACGAAGCCGATCGGCGGGGCTGCTGCCACGTGCTACCTCCGTGCGAGTCGGTCGGCGGTGACGCGCGCTGTCGAGCGTGCGATCTCGCGCCCGTCGAGCATCACGGGGATCGTGATCTCGAGCGGCCCGCCCCCTGATCTCCCGGCGACGGCTGCTTGCGCGACGATCGGTTGCACGACCGCGCCGCGCGGGATCGAGACGACTTCGGGGCCGCGTTCCCCGACGACGTACGGGCCGGTCTGCGCGACGTAGCCGCCTGCGGCCATAAAGCCGAGCACCTTCTTGGCGATCCCGTAGCCGGGTATGTGCTTCGCGACGCCGCCGATCTTCGCGGGGATCGACTCGATGTAGTGCACGAGGTCGTCGAACGCGGTCTTGAACGCGGCCGTGATCTTCCCGGGGACGCTGCTGACCCACGAGACGAGGCCGTTGATCGTCTGCTTGACCGCGTCGACTGCGCCGCTGACGTACTGCTTGATCTGGCCGAAGTGCTTGAAGATCAGCACGGCTGCGAGCGCGAACGGCCCGCCGAGGATGCCGACGAGCAGCGGCCAGTTCGCCTTGAACCAGCCGTAGAGCCACTGGCCCGCGCGCACGATCGCGTGGAAGGTCGCGTCGACTGCGTCGTGGAACCAGCCGACCTTCTTGTACGCGATGAACAGCGCGACGCCGAGAGCGATGATCGCTGTCGTCACGAGGACGATCGGGTTGCCTTCCATCGCGGCGTTCAAGAGCCACTGCGCGGCCGTCCAGAGCTTCGTCGCCATCGTGATCTCGCCCTCTGCGGCTGCTGCTGCGATCGTCGCGACCTTGAGCGCGATCAGCGCGGCGGTGACGCCCGCGAGGACGAGCTTGAGCGCGGTCGCGTTGCTCGTGATCGGCCGGACGAACTGCGCGAGCCGGACGAGGATCTTGCCGACGCTGACCATCACGGGGAGCAACGCTTGTCCCATCTGCACTTTGAGGCCGCTTATCGACGTCTCGAGCGCGCGCTGCTCCTGCACGAGCTTCTTGGTGTCGTTGATGCCCTTGCCCGATATGTAGTTGCCCGCTCGCTTCTGCTCGTCGAGAAGCTCTTGCACCCCCTGCGAGCCTTTCATCAGGATCGGGACGAGCGCTTGCCCCGATCGGCCGAAGAGTTGCTGCGCGAGCGCGGCGCGCTGCGCCGGGTTCGTCATCTTCTGCATCGCGTCTGCGACGTGGTTGAGCACGTCCCCGGTGTCGCCCTTCTGCAACTCGGAGAGCGGGACGCCGAGTTGCGCGAGCGTCGCGCGCGACTTCTCCCCGGCCTGCTGCGCGCGGACGATCGCCTTCGAGAGCTTGTCGATCTGCGCCGGGGCTTTCTTGCCGCCCGCTGCTGCGACGTCGTCGATCTGCTGGCGCAGCCCCGCGATCGTCGTCGCTTGCTTCGCGGTGCCCGTGCGGGCTGTCTCCATCGTCTTCGAGAGCTTCACGAGGCCGACCTGGAACTGCTTCGTCGCGATGCCGCGCTCTTTCGTGAGCGCCGCCCACTCGCTCGCGGTCTGCGTGTCCAGCCCCGTCGTGCGTTGCAGCGTGATCGTCGACTTCGCGAGGTCTTCGGTCGCGCTGACGGCCCCTTTGACGAACTTCGTCGCGCCGTAGATCGCTGCTGCGCCACCGGCCCACTTCGCGACGCCCTTCCAGCCGATCCCGGCCTGCTTCCCGGCCTTCTCGCTCGTGTCTCCGACCTTGCCCATCGCGCCCGACGCTTGATCGGCCCCGGCGACGAACTGGCGGACGTTCTTGAGCGCAAGGATGATCTCGACGAGGTCAGCCATCTCAGAGCTTCGCCTTCACCATCGCGTTCGCGATGTGGATCGCCTGGTTGCGCTGCATCGAGTCGACGAGCTTCCACGCCTTCGTCGCGACAGCGCCGAGCACGAGCCGCTCTTCGTGATCTGCGGCAAGCAGGAACCTCTCGGCGGGCAGTCCGAGCACGGCGAGCGCGGCGGCGACTGCGATCGAGTCGCCGCCCACTATTCCCCCAGGAACGCCTCGTCGATCTCTTCGTTCGCTCCGCGCGCCCACTCGAGCCACTCCATCATCGAAGACGCGAGCGCGAGCGACGGCGAGTTCGCCTGCGAGAAGAGCGCGTCGACGACGTCTCGGGCGCTGCGCACGGGGCCGAGATCGAGAAGCCCTGCGAGGCGCTCGTCGAGGCCGACAGGGTCGCCGTCGCTGTCGACGAGCACGCCAAGCTCGCCCGTCGGCGTCGCCCGTCCGAGCGCCTCACGGAACGCGGCGATCAGGAAGTCGGCGTCGGCTGACGACGACACCCTGCGACGCTGCGCCCGCTCGACGAGACGCTGCTGCTGCTCAGCGGTGATCGAGCCGAGCCTGAGCACGAGAAGCTCGTGCCAGCCGGGGACGACGAGGTCGTACGTCTGCTCTTCGCTGACGCGCGCCCGATGAGCCTTGAGCGCCTCGAGCACGTTCGCGCTCGCTGCGTTCGGCGGGCCGGGAGCTGCTGACGGCTCGTCGTCGTCGTCGTACGGCTCGAGCACCTGCGTCGCTTCGAGATCGCTCACGTCACGTTCCCTTCGGGCGTGATCTCGATCTCAAGGATGGCCGGGTCTGTCGACATGGAGTCGACTTCGGGCGGCAGGACGCGCTTGAGCACGCCCCGGTAGTTGAGCGGCTTGCCGTAGGCGTTGCCGTCAGCGTCGAGCGGCTGCTTGACGACGACTGCTGCGGCCTTGCCGACGCGCGCGAGCAGCCGGTGCACGGCGAGATGGTCGCGCTGTAGCCGGTAGTTGCGTCCGAGCACGACTTGCCCGATCGTCGTCGAGCCGCCCAGCGAGATCGACGGGGCCATCCCTCCGGGCTTGTACTTCAACTCGTCGCTGTCGACTTCGCCCCCGGTGAGGGTGTCGAAGGTGCCGAGGTTGGTGCCGTCGACGATGAGCTTGACGTCGTACTGGTCTTTCCTCGTGCCTTGGATCGCCATCGTGTACCTCCTTCGCTCACGCTGCGACGGCGAGCGCGGTCGCCGGGAGCGTCTGGTTCGTCGCGACCTTGACGATCTCGATCACGACCCACTCGGCCATGCCGCTCATGCAGACGGAGATGAGGGCGTGAAGCTCGCCGTTCGCGATCGTCTCTTCGGTGTTGACCTGGGTGCCGACGTCGACGTCGAAGGCGTCTTGCGGGGTCGGCCCGTACAGCGCCCCGGCGTCGTAGAAGGGCGACAGCATCGCGCTAAGCTCGCCGCCGAACTGCCCGATCGTGCGGCGCTTGCCGTCGAGTTGCGCGAAGACGTACGACTCCCCGATCGCGTCGGCCTCAGCGACGATCCCCATGTTGAGGCGGCACCAGCCGAAGTCGAGCCACTGCGGGGTCGCGTCCGGGTCGACGCACGAGCGGTAGCCGTACGTGCGCACGCCGCCGTAGATGACGCGCGCCATGTTGACCCCGGCTTCGTTGAGGTTCTGGTAGTCGAGATCGCTGTAGCGCCCGTTGACGTCGAGCGTGTAGACGGTCTGTCCGAGCACCCCGGCTGCGGGCTGGTTCGGTGTGTACGCGACGTCGTTGCGGGCGATGATCCCGGCTTCGACTGCGCTGTAGGGGATGATCCGCGTCGTGCCTGCGACGACGCCGGGGAGGATCGCTGACGGGGCGAAGAGCGCGCCGTAGCGTGCGTTCGCGTCCGTCTGCAACGCCTGCCCTGCCGCTTGCAGCGTCGCGGCGTCGCCGTCGGCGCACGAGAGCAGCGCGACGCGGTTCGTATTCGCGGCGTGCGCGAGTAGCGCGGACTGGTTGTCGACGACGGCGGCGAGCGTCGCGTCAGCGATGAGGATCTGCCCGGGGCCGAGATCGGCTGTCAGCGCCGCGAGCGCTGTCACGATGCCGGGGTCTGCGAGCCGCACCCCGGGCGCGCTCTTGATCGCGTCGACGACGTCGCTCTTCGTCGCGTACGCGGTCGGGTCAAGACCGAACTCGACGGCGAGCGCGTCGAGCTCCGCGCGGCTCATCTTCTCGAGCGTGTCGTCGTCGGGCTTCGTCGGCTCGACGAACGTGAACGTGCCAGCGTAGGTAGTCGGGGCGACGATGAGCTTCGAGCCGCCCTCGCGGAAGTAGGCGTCGGCGGCGTCGTACGTCGCTTGCTCTGGCGCTGCCGTGCCTCTGTCCCCGAAGACGGCGACGTACTCGGTCAGCGAGTGGACTTCGTCGTACGCGACGTCGGTCGTCGTCGTCGCGCCGACGATAAAGCAGACCCCGGTATCGGTCGGGGCTGATCGGGGCGGCGGGAGCGCCCTCGAGATGACGTCAACTCCTGGCCTCATCATCCCTCCTGTTCGGGTAGTGGTTGCGGCGGTGGGTAGTGCACGACTTGCTCTTCGTGCGTCTCGACGATCGGCGCGAGCGGCCACGGGTCGCACGGGTCGGGCTGCGGGTCGCCGGTCGGCCCTGCGAGCGTCGTGCCGACGTCGTCGACTTCGATCGCGAAGGTGGCGTACCCGGCGTACAGCGAGCGCGAGTCGTCGTACGTGATCGGGTCGTACGACTCGTCGAGCCAGTCGACGGCGAGCGCCCAGCCCTCGAGCGACTGCTTCTGCAACATGATCCAGCGGTGCGCCTCGACGAAGTGCTGCGCCATCGTGTGCGACTCGAGTTGCGTGCGCGCTGAGCAGCAGCAGCCGATCTGCACGTTCCAGCGTGCGCGGTAGACGCCGTCGCCGCCCTTCACGGGGGGCGGCACGAGGCCGGGGCAGATGACGAGCACGCCGGGGACTTGGTCTTCGGGCCACGTGTCGAAGCTCACGCCGAGCGACCAGCCGCGCACGCGCGGGTACGTGCACGACGCGAGGCCGTGCTGCCGCTCGACTTCTGAGAGGTACGTCGACGACCAGCGCTTGAGCACGTCGACGACCCACTGCTCGAGATCGCCGCCGCTGACGCCGCGCCCGAAGAGCGTCTCCTGCTCGACGAGGCTCACTCGTCCCTCGAGACGTAGCGGCTCAAGATGCGGGCCATATGCTCACGCTCGCTCGTGGTGAGGCTGATCTGGTCGCGGGTCGGCTGGCTCTTCGTGCCCTGCTGCCACGGGGCGTAGAAGAGCCTCGAGCCGAAGCGCAGCCTCGAGCGGCTGACGTTCGTGCGCTGGCCCTTCGCGCGCTGCTCGGTGAGCGAGCGGTACAGCGCGCCCGTCGCCCGCTCAGGCTGCGAGTCGAGTCCCTGTCGCTGCTTGCGCTCGATCGTCTCGTCGCTGAGCGGTGCCCATCCGGGCGACGACAAGTGCCGACGGTTCGACTCGAGGTAGATGCTGCGGACGCGGTCTTTCGTCGGGCGTATGTCCTTCGCGCGCTCCCCCATCGAGTTGATCGTGCGCAGCGCGTGCGCGAGTCCCCGCACTTCGACGCCGCCTTCGGTGCTCATACGTTGACGAGATCGCTGAGCATCGGGACGCCGCCGTAGCCGTACTGGTACGCCCAGACGACCGTCCCCGACGCGACGTCGAGCGTGCCGATCTTCGACGCGATGCTGCTCGTGCCTGCGGGCGTGATCGCGGCGACGTAGTCGATGAACGCCTGCCGGTCGTCTTGGAAGATCGCCCAGAGGTTCGCGTAGGCGCTGCGGTCGGTGCGTATCTGCTCTGGGAAGTACGAGAGTTCGACTTCGCACGCCGCGACGATCGCGGCCAAGTGCTGCGCTTCTGCGTTCGCGTCTGCGGGGAACTCCCAGCCGACGAGCGACGCGATCTTCGCGCAGCCGTTGGTGATGAGCATCTCGACTTCGACGTCGGTCGGTCGTGTCTGGTCGGTGAAGGTGCCGATCTCGTTGCCGCTCGCGTCCTTCGTGCGTGCACGGATGAGCGCTGCGACGTCGTCGACGGTCGGACGCCACGGGACGGTCAGCGGATCGACAGGCGTGTCGTCGGGTGTGCTCACGGGTCGTCCTTCGGGTCGGTGGGGTTCTGCGCCTCGAGCGCGGCGAGCAGTAGCGGCGTCTGCCCGTCGAGCACGGCTTGCCGAGGTTCGGGCGGCGCTCGCAGACCTGTCGTCCAGAGCGCCGTCTTGAACGCGATCCGGTTCGCTGTCTGCTGACGCCAGAGCGCCGCCCGCTCTTCCTCGGTGCTGCTCATCTCAGGCTGACGTCGCCTTGTTCGGGTCGTACGCCGTCGCGACGGCGTCTTGCAGCTCCGCCGCCTTCGCCGGGACAAGCTCGTGCGTGACGCTCGTCTCGGTTATGTCGGGCGCTGCGATCACGCCTGCGACGGTGTAGTCGGTGTCGTCGGCGGGGCCACCGAAGTAGCCCTGCTCGAGCGCCTCTTCGTACGACGTCGCCGCTGTCGACGCGCTCTTCGTGCTCGAGCGCTTCGACTTCGTCGTCGTCTCGCTGCTCGTCTCGCTCATGCTGCCTCCCTGTCGGTCATGTCACGACGACCGCCGTCGTCTTGCTCGCGCCCTTGCCGAAGTTGTCCTGCACGTAGAGCCGCACGTTGTACGTCCCAGGGACGGTGTAGGCGTGGGTCATCGTGCGGCCTTCGATCAGCGGCCCGGTGTCCCCGAAGTCCCAGAGGTATCGGAGCGGGTCGCCGCCCGGTGTCGAGCCGCCAGCGTCGAACGCGAACACCGTCGACGCTGCGGGGCCAGTGGGCGGGGTGACGGTGAACGCCGCGACGGGTGCGCCGCCCGGTGTGCCGAGGCCGAACTGCCACTTGCCCGCCGCGACCGCGTCGCTGTAGGCCGTCATCGGGCTACGGGGTCGAGAGGACGCCGAACGGGTAGCGCGACGCTGCGTTCGGCTGGTCGTAGGTGATCGGGTTCGGCACCTGGAAGGCGAAGCGTGCGACGACCCTGATCGCGACCATGTCCTGCTGCGCGAGGTTGAACTGGATCGCGCCCGCGCCGTCTTGGATGATCGCCTGGTCGAGGATCTTGAACGTGATGTCTTGACGCACGCCGAGAAGCCCCTGCGAGAAGTCGCCCGCGATCGCTTCGACAGCAGCCGCGCCCGTCGGCCAGAGGCCACGAAGCGGATACGACACGGGCACGCCGTAGACCTCTGTCCCGTCTGCTGACGGGGCGTTCGCCAACTGCTCGCCTGTCGTCGCGCGAGCGTTGCGGAGCTTGCCCTTGACCGTGCGGTTCGCGATCACCCCGTTGACGTCGAAGCCGTCAGCCTCGACGGTCGCGAAGACGGCCGAGAGATCGCCCACGATCCCGCCCTTGTCGGGCGTCAGCCCCTCCGTCGCGGTGTTCCCGGCCGCGATCGCTGCGGGCGCGATCGCTGCGGGCCACGACGCGGGCTTGTTCGTGCCGAGGAAGATCGCAGCGTCGAGCGCGCGCCCGATCGCCTCGACGAGTTGCGGCCTGATCGCCGCCCAGAGGTCGTAGTCGACGTCGTCGAGCACCGCCTCCGCGATCGTGACGATGGCGGCGAGCTCCTCCGCGTTGAGGTAGAGGTTCGTCCAGTTCGACTCGGTCGTCTGCTTGAGGCCGGTGTCACCGTTTACCCAGTAGGCGACCGCCAGTGCGGACTCGGCCGGGATGCGCTGCTGCGCGCGCCCCATCGGGACGCTTCGGAACAGCGACAGCGCGGCCGACTCGGAAGGGAGGTGTTGCACGATCTCCGCTGATACCTCTTCGGGGATCAGTGCAGCCGCTTCGGTGCGGCTGATCGTGTTGTTGTAAGTAGGCATCGTGCGCGCCGCCTCCTAGCGGCGAGCGCGACGTCGGAGCGTGAGCGCTACCCGCGCCCCGACGCCTCGCGGATCAGACGGTTCATGTCGACGCCCGTCCGACGTCCGCTTGCGGCCCCGCCTCGGCCGACCCCGATGCTCCCCTCTTGTCGAGCGCCTCGCTCTTCGAGGTAGCGCTGAGCATCGGCGCGCAGCGAGCGCGCGTCGTCGCCTTGTAGACGGTGTGCCGCATCGAGGGGGATGCCAAGCTCGAGCGCGATGCTGCGCTTCAACTCGAGCACGTCGCGTCGCGCGATCTCTTGCTCGAGTTCGATGCGCCTCTTGCGCTCGCTCTCGAGTTCGGCCCCCTGACGGTCAAGGCGTGCGATCGCTCGCTCGATCTCGCTCTTGCCCGCGTCCTCGATCTCGTGCAGGCGACGCTCTGCGTCAGCAGCACGCTTCTCGGCTTCGCGCCTCGAGTCGCGCTCCTTCGCCAGAGCTTCCCTGCCCTGCTCGCGGAGTCTTGTGACGTCGTCTTGAGCCGCCGCCGCGTCGCGCTGCACGGCCGCTCCCTGCTGCTCGTCGGGCGTCGCGCCCTCTGAGGTCGGGCCATCGGCGGGCGTCGCGCCCGCGTCGGCCGGTGTCTGGTCAGCCACTCGTGCCTCCCGGTGTCGGTGTCACTCTTGTCGTCGCTGTCGTCGGCGCGGCCGGGGTCGCTGACCCTGGCACGACCGCTGCCGCTTCGCCCGGTGTCGCGGTGATCGTCTCGCGCGCTGTCACGGCTGGCCCCTCCGTCTCCGCGCCCATCGCGATCCACTGCTCGATCTGCTGCGGCGTCGCGCCGACGTACTCCCAGAGGGCGGGGCGCGGGACGCCGATCGACGAGAGCTTCGTCGCTGCGTCGACGACTTCGGCCGTCGAGCGCGACTCCGGGTCGTGCCAGATCGTCTCGACGTCGGTCGCTTCTGCTCGAGCGCTGTCGCCCGTGATCGCGAACGCGAGCCGGATCGCCTCTTCCCAGCCCTCCCCGAACGAGAGTTGCTTGCGTCGCACCTTCGCGACCAGCCCCGTCTCGGTCGCCTTGAGCGACTCGCCCGACGGGAAGTTGCCGCTCGAGCCGAGCAGATAGTGCGGCGGCGTGCGCGTCTGCGCGGCGACGTGCTGGATCAGCATCTCGATCGCCTTGACGTAGATGCCGAGATCGCTCGCGGCGAAGCTCCCGAACGCCGCTTGCGCGTCTTCGACCGCCATCACTTTGTCGGCCCCGCCGAGGAAGCTCACGATCGACGGCAACGGCTGGCCCGCGTTCGGATGCCCGTCGGGGTACTTCGGGATATCGACGCCCGTCGCCCAGCGTTGCGGATAGGCGGCGTACTCGCTGGCGACGATCATGTCGGCGCAGAGCTTGTTGACCGCGTCCTGCAAAGGGATCACCCGCTCGACGTCTGAGCGGCCCTGCCGCTCGCGCAGCGTCGGCATGTTCGCGAGCGGCACGAGCGGCACGAGTCCCAGCGTGTTCGTGCCGCTCGAGACGTCGTCAAGCTCCCACGTCTTCGACTTGCCCTCTTGCCGCCACCAGACGATCTCGTCGGGCAGGTAGAGGACGCAGTGCGTCGCGCCCCACTCGTCGACCCAGAGGCGCAGCCCTGCGAGGCGGCGACGTCCGAGCGCGGGGTCGACAGCGACGATCGCGTTCGTCGGCGGCTCGATCTGGATCAGCGGCTCGCCGCCGTCGTCGGGGCCGACGAGCGCGTACGCGCAGCCGAGCTTGATCGCTTCGGTGTGGGCAAGCTCGCTCTCAGCGTCGAGGCCGTTGCGCTGCCAGATATCCCAGGCGTCGCCGTCGGCCTTCTCGTCGTCCCCGAAGCGGAAGCCTTCGACTTTGAGCCGCTCAGCGCTCGCGTCGACGACGAGATCGCACCAGTTGTCCGCGAAGCTCGAGAAGAGCGTGCCGAACGTCTCGCGGAACTTGACGGTCGCGAAGAGCAGACGGTGCTCGCCCCGGTAGTAGTCGTCGAACGTCTTGAGCGCCGCCATGCGCGCGCTAAGCGCGGCGAGCATCTTGTCGCGCCACTGCTCGACGATCGACAGCGACTCGGTTTCGGCTGTGCTCATGTCAGAAGCTCACCGGCACTTTCGATCGGGGACGCCAGCCCGACGCGAGCACGTCGCTTCGGGCTTCGTACGCGAGCACGCTCGCGACTGCGGCGTCGATGTTGTCTGCGGCTGTCGCCTTCTCGAGCCAGTAGCCGCCGCGCACTTCGCGCGTCTGCGCGCTCAAGACGTGTCGGGTCAGCCGCTCGTCGTCGTCGTGCGGGACGATCCCCGACGCGACGTCGGTGCGGAAGCGCTCGAGCGCGCCCATAAAGCGCGAGCGGTTCGTCGGGTAGCGCACGACGACGTCCTGGCCGAAGTCGCGCGCCCACGAGTCGATCTCGGTCTGCCAGAGCGGAGGGTCGGCGTACATGCGCGAGACGCGGTACGTCTCGAACGCCCGCGCGACTGCCGCGTCGACTTCCCCGGCCGGGACTTCCCACTCGCGTATCCCACGGGGCGACTCCCAGACGCCCAGGAGCTGCACGTAGCCGTCGTCGTGGCGGCACGCGACGAGCGCTGTCGAGTCGCCGTAGCGTGAGCCGTCGAAGCCGAGCGTCACGAGATCGCCGTGCGCGAGGCCGTTGAGGTTCGACGTCGCGTCCCAGTCTTCGGGCCGTACCCACCACATCTCCGCGCCCGTCCAGATGCCGCACGCGAAGCGCGCCCACTGCCACGGCAGCGTCGACGGCGACTTGAGCCGCTTCGCCAACTGCTCGATCGTCTGCCACGAGGCGGGGTTCGCCTGCTTGACGAGCGCGAGGTTCTCGACGTCGTCGTCGCGCTCAAGCGCCCACTCGTGCATCGCGAAAGAGCCGTCGACGGTGCGCACGTGCAGGTACTTGCCGTGCTGCTCGAGGCCGGGAAGCTTGCGCGCCGCTGCGCGCATCTGACCGAGCACGCTGCGCTCGTGATCCCCGGCCGTCGATATCGTCACCATCTGCCCGTGACGCGGGCCGAGGCCGTCGCGGAAGATGCCGTACAGCCCCGCCGACTTGTGGCGATGCAACTCGTCGACGAGCGCGAGCGTCGGGATGATCCCGTCGGCCGTGTCGACGTCAGCGGCGAGCACGCGGATACGCCCGCCGCCCTCTCGTGCCCTGATCTCGCGGTAGCCGCGCTTCGCGACGACGAGCCGCTGCAAGTAGCTCGAGCGCTTGACGAAGCCGACCGCTTGCTCGTACAGGATCGACGCTTGGTCGCGTGACGCTGCGCCGATCACGCACTCGGCGTCTGACGTGACGATCACGTGGTACAGCGCGAGCGCCGCGAGCAGCGTCGTCTTGCCGTTCTTCTTCGGGAGCAGGATCAGCGTCTCGACGACGCCGTCGAAGTAGTCGACGAGCATGTCGTGCTGGAAGCTCTCGAGCACGAGCGGCGATCCGACCTCGAGCGGCAAGCCGAGGCAGAAGCGCGCGAAAGTGCCAAGCTCACCCGACCCGTGCTCGCCGTCGTGACGCAAGGTCGATCACTTCGCGGAACGGGTCGTCTTCGTCTTCGACGGGCAGATCAGGCTCGGGCGGCGGCTCGATCTCGCGCACGCGCACGCTGACCGGCCCCCATCTGTCGGGGAACTCGCGCTCGAGCAGCGCGAGCGCTGCGCGCCAGTCGCCTTCCTGCGCTGCGCGCGCGATCACGCCGACCATGCGCGCCTCGCCCTCTGCGCGGGCGCGCTCGACACGAGCGCGGAAGTCGCGGTACGGGGCGTCGGCGGGCTTCGACGACTCGCCCCGCTTGAGCCAGTCGCGGAAGGTCTGCATCCCGATCCCGGCCGCGCGCGTCGCGACGTTCAAGTAGTTCCCGGCGCGGAGCATCGTGACGACGTTCGCTGCGACGCTGTCGTCGAGCAGCGTCGGAC